GAGTCATCAAAGATCGCCCGGGCAACGAGCCGTTGGACGGCCGTCACCTTCGAAGTGAACCCCTCGGGTTGTGTGACACCCATGCCACCAAGACTGATTGGCAAAAACAAGTTACGGCCCTGGCACTCGGCCTTTATCTCAGTACTGAACCTCGTCAGATATTGAGCCATAACATCCTTACCTTTCCCAGGTAGGGCCCCATCAAGGATACGGTTGATCACGGTGACATAAGACTTTTCATCCTCGTCCAAACCGATGACATCATCGCCATGTCCACCCATCACCTTGTTCTGTCCGAAGAACAGCCCAACATTCAGGAACGGAATGTATTTAGGTGTGGATGAATGGCGCAAAACCGTCCACCAAGTCCTCCCGCGATGGAGCGGGGACTTTCTATGGGAATCAGCATCTTCAATGTCCTGAGACCGAACTCCCCAATGCGCGGAGCGCTCGGAGTATCGAAATCGTCGAAGATCAAAATGGTAACATGCCGAATTGGCATTGGCATAGACAGGATGGTGGTAGGCCTTGCCAGGACTCATGGAGAGTCCAACGGCAGCGCCTAGCTCCACGTGTTGTCTCCATAGGGATTGAGGCGCAACGTACAACATGTCGTCGCCGTTCACCAGAACTCCCTTCAGCTTATCCGCGAGAGGTCGCGGGTCCTCCTGAATGACACTTAGGTAAAGACCAAGATTAGCCAAACAGAGGATTGGGAACGAGAGGATCGAACCCATTAACTGTCCATTTCGTTGTTGCACTGGTTGCACATCATCCGAAAAAGGAAATGGATACTCGCACATATGGGGTGCGAGCACGGACCGCCACATGTTGCACATGGCGGGATCCTGTCCCTCAATCAGGTAGTTGAGGATGGAGGCGGACAGCCTCGCAGACAATTTGTCTGTCGCCGCAGAGTAGTCAATGCTGAACCACTCAAGCGGCCCGTCACCAGTGAGCACTGGGTTGACGGCCAAGTCATAGAGATCTGTCGTCTGGAGCGGAGCCCCAATCAGACGAAAGCAGCCCATCTCGCGCAGAACACCATGCAAAGCTTTTTGGAGCCTTTTTGACGCATAGTACGGTGCGGCATTCCCTTTCGAAATCACTCGGACTTTCAAGGGTTCCAAGACAGCTTGGATCGTCGCCTTCAGCACACGCTGTTCCTGCGCATACATCACGTTAGTGCGACGTAGATGGTCATACCATTCACGCTCCCCATCGGAATAAGCGTAAACCTCTATGATGACGTTGAGCTCCACACGTCCACTGACAATCGCCCGAGGGTAGAAAGTCATTGAAACGAGGTCAGGATTGAGTCTCCCAACTGAGCTAGCAACGTGGTTCTTGGGGTTGGATGCCTGGATCCTGGGTAATGTTCGCATTATTGAACCCAGTTGTCCGCCCTTGGCACGACTCGCCTCCCAACAGGCCCGCGTTGACGCGCTATGGGAGGTTTCCTCGGGAGTGAGCCAATCGGCCTCCCGTCCGGCAGTCGAGTAGACTTGCCGAAGAGTCTGTCTGACCTCTTCCAGGACAGGCTTCAAATCCTTCATCACACGATCATGTGTTGTGTCTGTAATAGGGTCATTCTGATCCATTGCTTCTCTGTGCTCTCTGTAGGTGGTTAATACCAATTCCTCGGAGGCAGGGGCAGCGCAACGCTTGCCTTGCAGAAAAGAGTACCACAAATGAGTATTCTTGACACAAAAGACACGTAGTCGTGAGTTGGCCCAGTTTCTGTACTGGCCGATGGGCGCGAACGCCTTATCGGGAGACTTTGGTGCATCACACCGGAGATATCTCGCCATGGGAGCAACAGTAAGGTACTTTGCTCTCTTGAAGTAGATGGCTTCTTCTGAACACGTCAGATAAGCCATAGCCTGGGTCCTGAAGCTGTCAAGTACAGCCTGAGGGGCTCCGTGGTGGTCCAAAATGAAAACCAATCCACGGAGCAGTGCCCGAGCTCTCTCGCTCGCCACCAATAGTTGATTGGCGGCAGCGATCTCCCTAACGACGGCGTCGTCAGGGACAGGAGGCTCATGAACTCCTGAGGCCCATAAGGGGCCCAAATTTTGTGTAGCGGCTTCGGCCGGGGGAGCCTCGGCTCCCGCGGACACGGTATCGAACCCAGATACCTCCTCCGCCACACTAATCATGTTGATTATTCTCCTTTGATCGTCTTGTGTAGACATCATCATGGAATGGTTCGGCTCGGTTTTAC